ACTTTTAAAACGAGTCGGCATGATGATAAGTATAATGGTTCTTTTCAAGATATTAAGGATTTTATGGCGAAGCCTCATCTCATTACTCAAACTACTTGGACGACTAGTAATTCTGCTAATACTGTTATTTCTGGTACCTCTACTACTCTTGGTTCTTACCTCAGTTCTGTCACTGAGTGGGCTAATAAGTTACAAGGTTTTAACCTATGTAGAGGGACTGCTGTTTTAAAATTAGTTTTGAATGCTAATCCTTTTCAAGCTGGGATGTTGCTTTTACATTTTATTCCAAATGTTACTGAAAGACAAACCGGGACTGAAGCTATGTTTAATTGTAGTTTATCTACAAAAGTACAACAACCTTCAATAGCAATAGATTGTAGAGATTCTGCAGTTGAGCTTCGTATACCATATGTAAATGCTTATAATTGGTATGAAATTAAAGCTCAGCTACATGATTGGGGAACTTATTATGTTTCTGTTTTATCTCCCTTAACCACTGGTGATTCAACCCAACTTACTGCTGATGTGTCACTTTACCTATCTTGGGAAAATTTTGAGTTGGCTGCACCTTTGTGTGCTCAGGCTAATGATGTTTTCTCAAGTAAGCGTTTAGTGTCAGATAAGGAGCAAGAGGCCGTTGGAGCCGGTAGGCCTATATCTAATGCTTTGAGAGTTGCTAGTAAAGCTGCTGATGCCATGACTGGTGTCCCAGAGATTTCGGCCTTTATGGGTCCTGTCTCTTGGGCGCTGGATGTAGTATCACAAGTTGCTTCTTTCTTCGGTTTTTCTAAACCTATATCACAAACTGTTACTACTTATGTGGTGGAAAATGCTAATAGGTATCAAGCTACGAGCGATGGCGCAGATATAGCTTATCCAACTTCTTGGAGAACTGACAATAAAATTAAACTTTTGGAAGATGTCACCATCCGTAAAGAGGATGAAATGTCTTTTGCTTTCCTTAAGAAAGTTGAGACCCTTTGTCTTCCTGGTAACAATACTTCTTATAGTTTAACCTGGTCAGATTCGGCTGCATCAAATACTTCACTTGCATCTAGTCCTATTTATGTGCTCCCCACTGGTTTGTATTATTCTAGTACTACCACTGATGGAGCACATGTTACTACATGGCATGCTGGTAATCCAGTTTATTATCTTTCTCAGTATTTTTCTCATTGGAGAGGTTCTTTTAGACTCCGGATGAAATTTGTTAAAACACAATTTCATTCTGGTCGTCTCCAAGTTACTTGGACTCCTGGTGAAACTAATCTTACTGCCCCTGATACGTCTACAGCTGTTCTCTCTTTGAGAGAGATAATTGATATTCGTTATTGTGATGAAGTAATATTAGAGTTACCTTATTTAATTACTAGTCCTTACCTTCCTGTGTTTAATACTGATGCTGCTGGTGGACATTCTGGTCTTTTAGATGTTAGAGTATTAAATGAGCTCAGAGCTCCAGAAACTGTTTCTTCTAGTATTGAGATTTTAATGTTTTGGTCTGCTGGTGATGATTTTGAGTATAATGGAGCCTGTACAACAGGCAGGTATTTTCCTGCCTATATGGCTCATTCTAATAATATTCTTGATACTGTCATTGGTGATCAAGTTATCCCAGCTCCTGACACCTGTCCTGCTGACGAATGCTTTGGTGAGATGTTTTTCTCTGTAAAACAATTACTTTCTAGATATTATTTGGTACAAACTACTAAGTCACTTACCAGTTTTACTGTGCAATTCTTCCCTTGGTTTACTACCCTTTTGGGTTCTACAACCACTGGATTGATTTCACCTAATACTGGTGGTGATCCTTATAATAATATCTCTGCTATGTATGGTTTTTACAGAGGTTCTGCCAGAGTGTCTGTCGCTTCAGGTGCGGCTGCTGAGATTACGTTTGCTAATCTTATTAATACTACTTTTAATGGTTCTTCTGTGGCCCCTTATGATTTATCTTCTTTTACTTATCTTATTAATGCTGTTAGCACTGGTAGTGCTTTGAATAATACAGCTCGTGTTTATGATAATTTGAAGAATTATTGGGCTTATAATATACCTTATCTTTCTAAAACCAGGTGTTCAATGGTTCAATTGGATAATACTGGTACTTCCACTGCTTTTACTTCTGGTGGAGCTCCGTCTACTTCTATTCAGATGGCCTCTATCACTACGCAGTGGTCCAGTCTTGCTGTTAGTAGAGCATTTGGTGATGATTTACAGCTTTCTTATTTTATAGCTGCACCACCTCTCTACATCAGTAATACTTAGTTATTTTTGTAAATTTTGTAAATTTTCGAACCCTTCGTGTCGGGTTGCATTTTTGGACACGGCTTGTATGTTTGGTCAACATACATGTGCTTTTTGACTGTTCACCGCTATGTTTAGTGTGGTGTTCTGTATATTTAAATCTAGACAGAGGCTCCTTTGTAGGAGTTATTCCAAGAACTGTTGTTTTAGTCGTAATTTATTACGAGGAATTTTCGACGGCGATTGATGAAATCCTTCGTGATTAATCACGTGAGATATTTTTCTAATGGCCGTTACAGTCGGCTATTAGACTAGTATTTCTTAAGCGTGGTTATTGGAGGCGTATGAAAACGCGTTAGGTATGCCCGTGTGTTTTTACCATGGTCATACGTTTTAAGAGCAAAT